ACTGTAACCACCTCTGACTTATTCACTGACGCTGGTTTCCGTAAGCTCATCCAGTTGATGGACGACGCTGACGTGCCAATGGATGGTCGTAAGTTTGCGATTCCTCCTTCACTGCGTAACGCAATTATGGGTATTGACCGTTACAACAGCTCTGACTTCGTTGATGGTCGTGGCGTAAACAATGGTCAAATTGGTAAGCTGTATGGCATTGACATCTATGTGTCAAGCAATATGCCTACGATTGAGACTGCTGGTGACAACACCGCTGGTGACGCAATCAAAGCTGCACTCTTGTTCCATACCGACACAATGGTATTGGCAGAGCAGTTGGGTGTTCGTTCACAGACTCAGTACAAGCAAGATTACTTGTCTACACTTTACACTGCTGACACATTGTTCGGCACTAAAGTTGTACGTCCAGAAGCTGGCTTCGTATTAGCTGTTAACGCCTAAGTAGTAAAAACTCAGGATAGCCCTTTAATTAGGGCTGTCTTGTTTAAGGGTTCTTTAATAAGAGTCTTTAAACAAGTCAAGGAGAATAAATGTCAATCTACAGAGGCGCAGGTGGTGCAGGAGATGCTACAGCAGACTCCGCTAGTGAAGCCTTACTCATTCGTGAACTCGCTGTAGAAGTTCAAGCTGACGCTGACGCTGCTGCTGCAAGTGCTACCGCAGCTTCCGGTTCAGCTAGTAGTGCATCTTCTTCAGCTAGTGCTGCATCAACATCCGCAAGCAATGCTGCTACCTCTGCAACCAGTGCTAGTAACTCAGCATCTTCAGCTTCGACTTCAGCAACTAACGCAGCTAACTCTGCCACCGCAGCTCAGACTGCAGAGACTGCTGCTGAACTAGCAGAAACCAATGCAGAGACCGCAGAGACTAATGCAGAGACTGCTGCAACCAACGCAGCCTCCAGTGCTTCAGCAGCCAGCACCTCTGCCACTAACGCTTCTAACAGCGCATCTGCAGCATCCACTTCAGCCACTAACGCTAGTAACTCAGCTAGTGCTGCTTCTACGAGTGCATCCAATGCTTCTACGTCAGCAACTAACGCTGCATCGTCTGCATCAGCGGCTTCTACATCTGCAAGCAATGCCTCAACATCAGCGACTAACGCAAGTAATTCTGCTACTTCAGCTTCAACATCAGCTACAACAGCTACTACTCAAGCAGGTATAGCCACTACCAAAGCAGGTGAGGCAGCTACCTCTGCAACCAACGCAGCTAGTTCTGCATCGAGTGCTTCTACCTCAGCATCAAGCGCAAGTACATCAGCAACTAATGCAAGCAACAGTGCAAGTAGTGCATCGACATCAGCTACTAATGCTAGTAACTCAGCTTCCTCGGCAAGCACATCAGCTACCAATGCAGCTAACTCTGCTACCTTAGCAGCAAGCTACACACCAAGTCAAACAGGTAACGCAGGTAAGTTCTTAACTACTGACGGTACTAATACTTCTTGGGGTAACGTATCAGGCTCTATCTCGGTTACTGGTGGTGATTTAACTTTATCTGGCAGTACTGGTACAGCAATAACTAACGCAACTCTTGCAACAGTTAACAGCACAACAGGTTCGTTTGGTTCATCTAGTTCTATTCCTGTTATCACAGTAAACGGTAAAGGTTTAGTAACCAATGTCACCACTGCTACTGTGGCTGGTGGTCAATACTTTGGTACTGCAGCATCTAAAGCAATCGCTTATAACGCTGATACCATTTCAGAAAACATAACAACAACAGCTGGCAATAACTGTTTATCAGTAAGCCCAATAACCATATCTTCTGGGTTCTCAGTTACGATTGCATCTGGACAAAGGTGGTTAATCCTATGAGTATTATTCTTCAATCAAGTGGTGGTGGTTCAGTAACAATAGCAGAGCCAACAACTGCTAGTAACTTTACGGCAACTATGCCTGCTGCTACTGGTACTGTAATGGTTAGCGGTAATATGCCAGCGTTTAGTGCTACTGGGACTGGTCAATCTTTTAACGCAAGCACATGGACTAAAATTCAATTTAATACGGAACAGTTTGATACTGCTTCTTGTTTTGATAGTTCAACTAACTATAGATTTACTCCAAACGTAGCTGGGTATTACCACATCAGTTTAAGTGCTGGTCATGGTGGGTCAAATCAAATAGTTCTTGCAGCTATTTATAGAAACGGAACTGCATATCAAGTTGTGACTGCGCCTAATTTTACTGCTACTTATGACCCAACAGCTTGTCTTAGTGCTGTTATTTACTTTAATGGTTCAACAGATTATGTTGAAGGTTTTATTAACACCAATGTAAATCAAACAACAAACGGCTGCCGCTTTAGTGGTGCAATGATAAGGGCTGCATAATGAACTTACACGAAAAGATAATTTCAATTTATCCTGAACTTACAGACAGAGACTTTTGGACTGTAATCACACTACAAAACGATTCAGACGGTAAAGGCGATTACATTGCTAAATGGGAACACCCAACACTAGCTAAACCAACTGCGGAGCAACTAGCATAATGTCAGTTCTAAATGTAAACAGAGTAGCTGATGCAAGCGGTGGAGTTCTAGCACCCATTAGTTCAGTCATGCGGAATCGCATCATAAACGGTGCGATGGTTATTGACCAAAGAAACGCTGGTGCTAGTGTTAATCCTACTGATGGGCAATACACTTTAGATAGATGGGCGGCTTTCCGTAGTCAAGCATCTAAATATACTGTTCAGCAAAATGCTGGTTCTGTAACACCGCCTGTTGGCTTTAAAAACTATTTAGGGGTTACTTCTTCTTCTGCGTATAGCGTAACTTCTTCTGATTACTTTTTGTTAGCACAATATATTGAAGGTTTAAATTGCACAGACTTAGGATGGGGTACTGCTAACGCTAAAACTGTAACTTTGTCTTTTCAAGTTTATTCAAGCCTAACTGGTACTTTTGGTGGTGCATTGCAAAATGCCGCACAAAATAGAAGTTATCCATTTACTTACACAATTTCAGCCGAAAACACTTGGACTACCGCAAGCGTAACTATTGCTGGTGACACAAGCGGAACTTGGCTAACTACTAACGGTGCTGGTATTTCAGTATTTTTTGGTTTAGGCATGGGCTCAACATATAGCGGAACTGCTGGTGCATGGGCTGGAAGTAACTTCTACTCAGCCACAGGTGCAACATCCGTAGTCGGTACAAACGGTGCTACCTTTTACATTACTGGAGTTCAGCTAGAGGTAGGCACACAAGCTACTTCATTTGAATACAGACAGTATCAGCAAGAATTGGCTTTGTGTTATCGATATTATCAGCAACTTGGTGCGTTGGGATGGATTACGGCTGTTGCTTACTCAACTAACAGAGTTTTATTTGGAATTCCAACGCTTGCACCAATGAGGGCTACTCCAACCATATCCAGTTCTGCAACAGCAGGTATATACTTTTCTGCTGGTACTGCTCAAACTAGTACCGTCACAAATTATGCAGGACAAAGTGCTAACGGCACAATCATCCAATGTGATTTTACTGTTAGTGCCGCAAATCAAAGCGTTGGTGTTATGGCTATTTCAGCAGGTGTTCAGATTAGTGCGGAGTTATAAAATGTATAAATTACACAAAAATATTATGGGTGAAATTGATGTTGTTGTTCGTGTTGATGACAACGCTTGCATCCCATTCGACCCAGCTAACACAGACTACGCTAACTTCAAAAAAGACCTTGCTGACGGTGCTGAACTTCAAGACGCAGAAGGTAATGTAATAGACGGTATAGCTTATTTAGAGGAACTTGTATAATGGCTATGATTATTGATGGCACTAATGGTTTAACATTTAACAACAGTACGGTACAGGCTAGTGCTGGTCAGGTCTTGCAAGTGGTTAATGCTACTACTTCAACTGAAACATCTAGCACTACCTCAACTTATGTTGATACTACATTAACTGCAACAATTACACCTAAGTTTGCTACAAGTAAAATATTGGTTATTGTGCATCAAAATGGAATTAGCAAAAATGGAAGTAGTGTTGCAGAAGATATGAAATTAAAATTATTAAGAGGTAGCACAGATATTACTGTTTTATCGCTTTATTCTTTATATACAGGAACAACTATGTCTTTGTATGGTCAAACATTAAGCACTTGTTATTTAGATTCTCCAGCAACAACATCAGCAACTACATATAAAACTCAATTTGCAGCAGCAGAAAACGCTGGAACTGTTTCAGTTCAAAAAAACGGTGGTAACTCAGTTTCTACAATTACTCTTATGGAGATAGCAGCATGAGTCATGAAGCTATTTATAAATTAAACCCATCTGTAGTAACTATTCAAGGCGATATTGCTTATGATGCAAATGGCAATGAAGTTACTTATGACTTACAAGCGGTAGCCGAACAAGCTGAACAAGATAAAGCAGATAAACTTGTGGCAGAACAAGCACAAATAACTGCAAAGGCTTCTGCACTAGCTAAACTAGCCGCATTAGGTCTTACACAAGACGAAGTTAAGGCATTGGTAGGCTGATATGGTAGACATCGACCCAATAGAGTATGGTAAGTTAGTTAACTCCGTAGAGAACCTAGAGCGTAAAGTAGATGCTATGGATAACGACATCAAGAAGTTAGTGGCTATGGCAGAGCGTAGTAAAGGTTCTCTGTGGGCATTGATGGGTGTTGCCTCAGTTGCTGGT